TGTGAGTAATACTTGTCTTTGTGTCTGTGAAGTCCGGCAGCTCGAATCGGCTTATTTCATCTAATATAGTTCTATGCACTGACTCCTCAATAGAGTTTTGATGCTCACGAGCGCAGCACCATAGCTGGCCGTTAGATATCATTGCAGCAACGTAATCAGCCACTCCTGTGGATTTTGTTGAGCCGCGCCCACCGACTACAATCTTAATTCTTTTGGGCTGTGTAAATACGGGCTCTAGCTTGTCAACATATTCTATATTTACTTGTGCAGCTTGATTCATTTCTTACCGCTACCAACAGGAACAAAGTTAATTTGAGTCATTTGAATAGGGCCTCCATCTGCGCCCGTTACTTCGAGTGAATTTTTCTCATTCCATTTCGCTCTGGTTTTCATCCAAAATATCATAGCCGTTAGATCGCCATCCATTGCTTTTTTATATAACATACCGCCTATATTAGCATTAGCCCTACTGGTAGCCGTTGCCAATTCCTTTGCGTAGTGCTTTCTAAGCGTCTTATCTGTTATATCTAATATAGCGGCTATATCAAGCTGTGGAATGCCAACAGCAGCCATCTGTTCAACAGCTCGGCGCGTTTTATCGTCTGGTTTATGCGCCATCACGTTCACGCATCATGTTATTGAATGTCTCGCCTGTAGCATTAACGGCTTCTTTGCCGGTGAAGTCCTGCCAGCGCTTGATTATTACGTCTGAAAATGCAGGATCAAACTCCATAGTATAGCTACTGATGCCGTGCTTCTCTGCAGCTATCAATGTCGATCCTGACCCACCAAAGTAATCTGCGACACTTTCTGCAGATAGCCTGAATCGTTTAATTATCCACTCCATTAATGAAACCGGTTTTTGTGTAGGATGAACTCTGTTTGATTTCTCTGATGCCTGCGTGAATTGACGCACTACGCTTCTAAAGTTAGCCCAAGCAAGCTCGCAGTCTGTTTGATCAGAACCCCCGTTATTTTTATCCCATACAAGCCAGCATTCACTATCTGGTAAAGCGCTGCAGTAATAGTTTGCGCCCCACCATATCTGTTTAGCTTCTGGGTAAAGGCCGTATATTAGATTAAAAGCGTCTTTTGCAACGTCAGGGTTATCATCACCCAAAATATCAGTTTTGTAATTCTTTGATAACACCCCTGACTTTGTAACTGCGTTCATCCCATAAGGCGGATCTGTATGAATTAAATCAGGACTGCAGCCATCCATCAGCTTCTCAACATCATCAATACTGGTCGAGTCTCCGCACATCAGTCTATGATTACCCAATACCCAAACATCACCTCTAACGCTTATAGGCTCATCTGGTATCTCAGGCACAGCGTCCTCATCAGTTAAGCCGTCCTCAATTACTTCTATCTGCAGTCCATCAATCTCATCAAGACTAAACCCTGTCAGCGATAAATCAAAGCCATCCTCGGTTAATTCGTCAAACTCTATCCGCAACATATCATCATCCCAGCCCGCATTTAGAGCTAGTTTATTGTCTGCAATGATATAAGCGCGTTTCTGTGTTTCGGTAAGGTGTGATGCTTCAATGCATGGCACAGTAGTTATGTTCAGCTTCTTCAAAGCCATAACGCGACCATGACCAGCTATAATGCCGTTATCACCATCGACTATCACTGGGTTAAGAAAGCCAAATTCTTTAATGGATGCCGCTATCTGATCAACCTGCTCATCGGAATGAGTACGACTGTTTCTAGCGTATGGGATAAGCAAGGCAGTATCTATGTTTTTTATAGACGGTAAATCTGCTCCACTGCTTTCTAATTCAGCCATTAGTGGATAGTCTCATTGGTAGGCATCTCAGTATAAATGCACTTTGGTTTTCCGACCCTAATTGATGGGCTTACGAACTTAAATACATCACCTTCCTTCATATATAATGGTGCTTTTATATATCCATTATCCAGACAATCTGTGAGTGGTATTTCTACATCGTTTAAAAAAGTCTTATATTCGTCACTCATCTCACCTACTCCTTATCACTGAATTCAAACTCGTTTTCATTAGTGAAAGAATCATCATCAGAGTGCTGGTTGATAAATAGCGCCTCTTTTACCTTATCCGATTCTTTCTGCTTTATGCGGTTTCCCATTTGCATATATTCAAAAAAGTTCCGCATATCTATTACGTTGTCTTTGATCTCCATAGATCACCATGCTATCAACCTGTAAGCGGGTCATCCTTTACCCTATTTGTCGGATAAGCTCCTTAAAATAGATAAGATCACCCCCTTGGTGGTGCTTATTGCTAATCCAATACAGAAATATAGTCAAAATCACCGTAAATCACTTTTGTTGCTGACATTGTAGCCTCTCCTTTCTTTCGCCACAAACCAGATTGATCTAGATCGCCGTCTAATAACGTGTAAGTTATGTATTTGTTTGCTGTGTAGCTTTGATCATCTACCGTTATATTCGTCGTGCCTAACGTACCGGTGAATTCTTTACTATCACCTAACCTTGGCTCAATGATGAACTTATAAGCCGTGGCTGCTGATATATCCTCTTTCAGGTCAGCGTATAGAACCGTTCCGTATTCGTTTTTGTTCAGTGTCATCATAATTTTAATACCTGTTACGCTTGGCTCTAATGGCGGTTGTTGTGGCGGTTGTGCAGAGATAACGCCATAATCACCTCTTGAACCACCGTATAAGCCTAATCTAGTACCCATTTTACACTATTTTAAACGTGTCGTTATTTGCCATTGCAATAGTCATCGCTGCAAACTCAATAACACCACCTATTTCTGTATAAGCTGTTATTTCTCTGCGCTCACCTTCTGCGGAGCCTGACGTAACAATGATATAAGCGCCCACTAGCTGATTATCCACATAGCCTGTCAGATTTGTGGTGGCTGATGTGGTTGTTAATGTACCGGTTGCCGCTGTTCCATAGATGATACCTAGATCAAGATTGTTTATATCGGTTTCCATCGTACCGATTCTTGGCTGCATATCGGCTGTATCGACTAATATAGCTGCAATGCTTGCGTTGTCTGGTGCTGTGGTATTTGCGCTATCAGTACCTCTCATGTCGGTATTTGTTGTGCAGACATCCACCAGATCAACATTAGCCACAGCTCCGGCACTGGTTGTTATTGCGCCACTGCTTACTATATCGGTTGCTAATGGGAGTGCTGCAATATCATCAGCCTTAACCGTATCGTCATTAACAGTAGGTGAGCCGGTTAGATTGTTTACAACCTGCTTTGCAATGCCTCGTAGTTCTACCGATGCATCAGCGCCATTTAACGTTATTGTGCCGAATGTACCGTCAAGGGTTACTACATCACCAGATGCTAGATTATTGATTGTTAAGCCGCCCGCCCATTTACGCACTGACAGATTTGTAGCACCTACTGCCGCGCCCATGTCGATTACGGGTGCTGCTGCGCCTGCGATACCTGATGATGAATCTTCTATAAGGTAGTTTCCAGCTTGTGAAAGAACCAGGCCGCCTGCGCCTATGTTGCATCGTGTGATATGCGCCTGACCTAATGTACATGACACACTGTTAGCAATGTGAGAATCTATAATATGGACTTCACCAGTCGCTGACGTACCTGCACCAGTAATATCATTCCAATGATACAAATGAGTGCTTGATATGTCTTGACTTCCAAGTACCATTGTTCCGCCGTTACTTGTCCATACTTCATTAACATGGGATTCTGCAAAGGTTATTGTAGACTCGTTTGAAACATAGAATCGATGCAAACCTATATTTGAGGCAATTGTGATCGCGTCTGCCAGTGTTAAAACAGGATTATCAGCAACGCCATTAACGTATGACTCTGTTCCGGCTGTGCCATCTCCGGTATCAACCCATACTTGTCCGCCATCATAGCCCACTGATTGAGCTACTACCGCGTAAGAAACAAAGGCTTGATCCATATATAACGTAGCAGATGTTAGCCCTGATGCAGCGTATCCTCTTACTCGAACCTTACCTAGATTCGCACCCGTTCCCGTATGCTTGTTTAATAAGTTGAATATCTCAACACTATCAGTAGTTGAATTAGTACCCGCTAATGATCCAATTTGCTCCCATGCAGTACCAGCCCAATTATAGGCAAAAACCCCTATTGTATCGTTTGCACCATTTAATCGGCCGGTCATCTGTACACTAGATGCAACGCCATTACCGCCAATATCAAACTGGTAATACATCTCCAACGCACCGGCAACATCAGAAATTTCGTGGTATACACCATCTATCTCATCCGTTACAGCAAACGTATTAACTTCCGTACCGGTTGTTACTGTGTCGCTCTCGGCCTGTACCGAAATTGCAGCCGAGCCTGTTGCTAGATTGCCGACTTGTGCCTGAGTTGCTGGGAATGTATCGTCCGTTATTCCAGTACCATCATATTGAAGCTCTAAATTATCGGCTGCTGTGGAGTCACCTGATATCGAGATTACATCGGTAGCTAACGTATCATCAGTCGTGAGCGTGGTGGTTTTTATCTTGAAATCAGCCGTTATTGATCCAGCCAACACAAAAGCGAGAGAAACAATATCACCATTCATCTCGCCTGCTGTTAAATCTACCGACCATTCACCATTTCCTTCATGCACTGGGGTGACATCTCCGATAGCTGTCTGCGTGCCACCGTCCAGAGTGACATAGCCGACAGGAGTGCCGGTTGTTGTGTCGCTGCCATCGCTCGCGCTTCTTAGGTGAAATGTGAAGCCCGTCACTGCCGTATTCTTTTTAAACATTACATAAACCCTATTGATTTACTCGCATTATACGCCCATGCAGGCTGAAAACCACTAACTGGATCGATAGTGAATGTCGGACTAGCTACCACCGCGCTTGCGCTTGTTGTGAGTGCTGTTGCTGGTATTGTGGCAGTTATTGTTTCTTGTGCAGTAATGTCATACCCAGCCTCTGCCGTCATAGTGATAGTTACAACGGCGCTAGATGTTCTTACAACGGCTGTTACACCCTCATTTACTTTCCACGTTGCATCCCATCCAGCGGCCTCCGCTTGCGCTGAATCAATGCCATCAATGATGTTCTGTCGTTGTGCATCAAACGTAGCGCCTGACGCCACCCATGTGTCGCCTGTTAGCGTCAGAATAATAGTCTTGCCACCGGCTACTACATCAGATTCCGTAATACTTGCTGTGGCTGTACCGGTTAATGCCGCGCTAATCCCAGCACTAGGCAATTCACCGATTGCAAATTCACCGATAGCACCTTGACCAATACTCATTTACGTTACCGAGTCGAGATTGGCTTTTGCTGTTTCTACAATGCCCGCTATTAATGCACAGTCTGTTTGCCCAAGTATTAAGGCCTCTTCAATGTCGTACTGTGCAAAGATCGCCTCTGGATAAACAACAGCTAATTCATATCTGTCTAATTTTGCCTGCTCTGCTGAACTGATTGCGCCCTTGCCTTTGCGGATCGTCGCTGCAAGCGCATCAGCCTGTATTCGTTTTGCTTTGATAGGATTAACATTAGAATCGATTAAGTTATTCGCGTATTCCGCTATCTCCATAACCGCTTTTTCTTGCTCTATCGGTAGAGGGTTATATTCATCTATGATCGCCTGCACAGCAATATCATTAGAACTTATCCATACGCCGTTATGTTCATGCAACCAATGACCGGCATCTTCAATGACCTCGTGTAATCTATTTCCTTTTTCTGTATAAATAATAGCCATAGCTCTACACCGTTTGCAAGCTGATTCTAGGAGGGTTCTTTCTATCTAATTCTGTCAATGTACCGGCAGAAGATGGCAGGGCTGTCCAAGAGGTAGCGGCCTCACTCAATACAGTAACTTTATAAGTATCTGCTGATGTCATTGCCAATGGTCCGCAATCAACTTGGGCATCGTCTTGTGCAGCAACGCCAGTAGCACCATCTGATACAATAGCAGCGAATAACCACCGCCCTCCATACCTACCCTGAGTAAAGGTTGCGCTCTTAATGCCTGTTGTGGCCGGACTTAAATCAGAAGTCTCTGCTATAAGATCGCCCGGTATTCCGTTATCGTTTTCATATAAGCCTATCCTCATCTTTGTGCCAGCGGCAGTTGTAACTGATAACCTTATATTGTCAAACTCATTGGCCACATAAAAAAATACTGGTAAATATATAACAGTATCAGCGGGGATAACATACTCTGCACGATATCCTGTGTGTGTATGGTTTTTAGGTGTAATCCACTTATTAGATTGAGCCAGCCCAATAGATGGTGCTGTTATTTCACTGCTAGTACAGAACAAACTTGGAGCGGTAGTAAAATTAATTGCAGTTGCGCCATCGCTTGAGTTATCAAGAACAGTCTCACGAACTAAAGTAGTGGCTGCCGAAAGATAACCAATTCCTGTCTCCCATTCGCTATCTGTATCATTTACAGCCCAATAATTAAACCGCTTATTAGTGCCATATGCTGTATTAAATGTTTGAAAACCAGCAACCGCGCCCGTAGTAGTAAAGCTCCCCGTTCCGGTTGTGCTAGTTGTTTCTTTTACTCGATTCGCCAGCATTATTGATCATCTCTCGTTAATATCATTAAACAAACCATAGACTTAAATTACTCAATAAAAATACTTCAATTAAGCCCATTATGAGGAAAGCTATCTCATAGGGGCAGACATTCACTGTTTATCCCGTATTTCTTGCCATTTCTTGTCGCAAGACCGCTTAAATACAATATTTTTACGGTTAGCTATGCCGCATTGATAGATGGGCTTTGATTCGTCATAGATAGCATACTGACAGTTTTTAATTAACTCACTGCCTCGGCTCTGGGCTTTTGAGCAATTGGTCAAAACTGAGCTTACTGCAATCACTAGAAAGATCGATAGACTTTTGCCAATCATCGACATATTTTAACCCCTTTGCTTGCTCTGTGTAGATTTCACCGGCTGCGATTGCATCTGATTTGTTGATAGCCAGCTCATTAGATACCCCATAGTATTTATGCGCGTACCAGCCAGTAATAGCGCCACTGCCAATTAATGACACCATTATACCAAAATAGATTAATAAGCGCAGTGATGGGGGTAGTTTAGTCATGCTTCTTGAGATTATAAGAACCGATACCCGCAGCTAACACTAGACCTACATTTGCATCCATTTTGCCGTAATAAGCCAGCCCGATTGATCCGACCATGCCGAGAAGCGTAATTATGAACCGTCTTGATCTGTATTTATCGTCCATTATTATGCAGTTCCTTTGCTCTTATCTGCTTTTTTATGTCATCTACATCCACTCTCACCTCCTGAATAGCAGAGGTGTTTTTATCATGCCGCCTTGTGTTTCTATCTATATCTTTTCTTTGATTAAGCATTTCATTTTGCATGACAGCAATACTTTTTATAGCATCATTTAAAAGCCTGTTCCCGACTTTTTGTTCGTTCCAGATGGTATTACACCACCATGAGCCGCCAGCAAGAACACAAGCCATTAGTATGTTCGTTAGAGTTGTGCTTCTCTCTAGTGGCCTATCAGATACTTTTGTTGTTCGTTCTTGTGCTTTAGTCACTGCCCTTCCTTATGCGTATCTAGTGCGGCCATTATGCTTTACAGGCGGCTTTTTCTTTTTCGGAGTGACTTTTTTCTTTGGTGTCGGCTTTTTCGGTTGCTTTCTTGGCATAATAATTCCCTAAGTTAGTGAAATGCCTCGTCGGTTTACTTGATTATATCACATTGATTCAACAAATCGATTAATTAGCGAATCCTGCTGATTGGCGTGATCTTTCTTTGCTTTTGCTATGTTAAATCTGTCATCCTTTTGGCTTTGTCGATACCAGTCATTGCCTTGCACCCCGATATGAACAGCCTCTGTGCAGCATGGCTCTACCGGCATTTGTACTATCTCTTTTTCTTCATTCATAACTAATTACCTCTTGGTGTTCATTAAAAATTTAGATTGCTTATTATACCTCTATGAGTGGTTAGGTGTTAAATACCGGGCTTTATTTCACTCATCTCTATTAGCTCCCATTATACTGAATATGGATATGATGACCTTCTTGAAGCACGAAATAATCACCCCCTAACACGGCTTGTAGGTATTCACAGAATGACCTGCATTCCTCACCCATAGAGCCGCCATTAAACTCACGACTACGCATATCTAGTGCATTGCCTTCATAATGCTTTGAATCTTGCTTGTGTCGGCCTTCTACGCCTGATGTGACCACAAATTCAACACCATAGTTATCACAAGCCGTCTGGATGGTTGGCAATACCTTTAAGATACCCTCACTCCATCCTATAAATGTTCTTACACCTTTTTTTAGTCTCATTATCTTTCTCTTTGTTGGTGGCGTGAAAACTGGCTGCCTTCTACCGCTTGTTTGGTTGCTCTCGCATATTCAACAAGGAACTTTTACCAGCCTTCACACCATAATTTGTGTCAGCCTTTCGCCTCAGCACTAGCGACAATCTGCTCACGTTATCTTAGCTGCCACGTCTGACAGTGCTGAACGCTTTTGGGTTGTTTGGAGGCAGTGACAGGACTCGAACCTGCACGAAATGACTTGTTTTGTTTGGCTTGTATCCATTCCGCTACTACTACAGCAAAACCAACATCACTGAAAAATCGCGGGTCATTTCTAGTAAGATTTCGTATAACTTAGCGTCTACCAATTCCGCCACACTGCCATAACTCTATTTTACACTATATTAATGCGTTGATGGCTGAGTAACTACATAAGAGTATTCGCCATCTCTTACCTTTCTAAATTTATAATTTGATCTAAAATGATCACCAAAATCCTTTACGCCAGCCCTTTCATCAGCCAGATATTCGTCAGTGGTTAAGTTGCATTTATAAACACTTTCTGTACAGTAGTCTTTAACCTCATTTTCTGGCTTGTCTGTTTTTATCGTAAACTCTCTAAAAGTATCTCCGTATGGTCTTTTCTGCCCTGAGTGAGTGCATACAACATCATATCCGTTATCCGTATGATTTATTTTCTCGTTATTCATATCTAATCTCCGTTATGTTAAAAATTAATCTTTATAAATCAATAGTTTACCAAGGAATATCATCATTAAATGCGTTATCATCACCACTATCTGGTACTGAATTGTTTTGTGGCTGCTGAAAGTTACTACCAGACTGATGACCTTGATTGCCTTGGCCTGCATTATCTGATTTGCCGCCTAGCATCTGCATTGAATCCGCTACAATCTTTGTTTTGTATTGGGTCACGCCATCCTTATCCCAGCTCTCTGTTTTCATTCTGCCTGATATCATTACCTGAGAGCCTTTATGCAACCATTGGCCACAAATTTCTGCAAGCTTTCCAAAGGCTGTGATATTCACCCATTCCGTGCCTTCTTTGTCCTTGCTTTTCCAACCGACTGCGATACTAAAATCACATACCTCTGTGCCTGATGGCATTGCCTTGCTTTGCGGGTCTTTCCCAAGCCTGCCTATAAACGTGCATTGGTTTAAATCATTTGCCATTTTTGTATCCTTATTTTATATCAAGTTGTTTTGTTAATTGGTTTTCTAATACTGATCGAGACTGCCCGAATCCTCCGGTAGGCACAAATGGCGCTATTTTATCTCTTAGCGCAATCTTTGCTTTATCCGTTAGCTTTGAATGTTTCCATCTAACGTGACTTCTAGCTGATTCAATGGTCTTTTCTATTTCCTCTCCACATTTAGGACAGTGTGTTTTCATTACCATGCCGCCATTAAAAACTTATCAATCTGGCTGTTGATTTCTTCTTTAGACTGCTTTTTCTTCATAACCTTTTCTTTGCGCCCTGTTCTGGCTCTGTATTCCTTATCTGTCTCACCCACATACTGCTCAATAGCTTTTTCGATATCCCACTTACTTTTAGTTATCCGAGTACCGACTATACTGTGCTTGCAGGCTCGTGGCTGCGTTCTTGTCTTGAATTCACCCCATGCCTTACTAGAAAAGCAAAACATCTCACCATCTACCCTGTAGGAATATTTTTCAATTGGATTAAGACCGCCCGCATTTATCCGCGTATCCTCATCAATAATGCTTCTGGCTACCTCTACTCGCGTTAGTCTGCTCATAATTTACCCATTAGAAATTTATTTATATTACATTGTTTAATATTAATCTTTACTGATTTAAGATCAAACTGCCTGATTCGCTCTGACATATTATTCATCTGAACAGCATCAGCTTTGTTTAATCTAAAATACTTTTCTCTGCGCTTCTTTTCTGCTGCTATCATTCTGCGATTGTTGATAACTCGCTGCTTTCTGGCTCTTATCCGCTCCTCACGAGCTGTGCGCAAATATTGGGGTATGACGTAATCTGTCATCTTCTGGCCGAACTTAACCTCAAGCTCTTTTAGGCTCCAACCCTCTTTTTGATATAGTCGCCTTGCCTCGTCTCGCTCTTTGTAACTAAGCATCGACAACCCACTGACAAGCCGCATAGCCCGTAATCATACAGCGCACCTTGCCACCCTTACGCAGCTTTTTTGATTCAGGCAGACGCTTGTGTAACATCTCATGGTCAAGGTCTGTAATAGCCGCTAGTTCCCTTGCTGTGTATCCGCTGTGCTGCTTTACTGCATACTCAGCCAGCCTTACCTGTCTTTGTCTTATGCCTGACTGTGTAATATGCTTATCAGCTAACATTGATGTGATTGGATCGCTTGCTCTATGGCATGGTGTATCAATCATTTCTCCGCCTCCTGTTTAACGCTGTCCAGTTTATCTACTGAGTCTATTAGCTTTCTACGTTCTGCTTTAGAGTCTACATAGGCTTGGATATGCGGCCAGTCTTGATCATGGCAGCGTATCTCATGGCGCTTTAGCCCTTCTGCATCCCTGCGGGCCTTGAAGGCTCTCTGTATCTCTGCGTTTGATTTAGGCATTAAGTTAAATCCGCTGAATAGAAAGCGCCTTCTGCCTCAAAACGCTCTGCATGGTCGTCCGCATAAACAGGAACAGGCTCTTGATACTCTTCCTGCTCATTCAGATAAGCGCGTACCTCGTCACTTGTCATGGGGTTTTGGCAAACCTCACCATTAGGGCGTAAGCATGTCTGCCCAAACGCTGACTTATATTTGCAATTCCCAGTAAATGCACAATTATGGTCTGACATTTCCTTTCTCCTGATTTATTTAAACTATGCTTACTATCTTAATGATTACCGGTAACAAGTCTAATTACTTATATCTATCCTTACCAGCTTATTGATAGGTTTTGTCTATACTGGATCACTAAACTTTTCTTCTACCTCTACGACCTCCGCGCCATTTGCGTACTTTTCTGCATCTTCTCTATCTTCAAATACCGGCAAAGCGCCTGACATTCCATCAGCCCAGCAGATATTAATATCTTGTTCTAATGGTGGCTCACAATTCCTGACGCTCACTTTTTGCTTGGTTTTCATTATCATTACGACAAACATCTCTCTACCCTCTGTTAATGGTGGTTAGTGGTTAATCGACCCAGCTATTAATTACTTCTACAGCCTTAGCGTAAATATCTGGCGACTCCCATGTATAATAATTAATCTCTTTGTCTTTCTTGCCGTATTTAAAATAATGCGTCCTGCTTGGCCCTAGTGCATAGCTATATACCATCAAAGCATCAGGCATTAAAAACTCTTCTTCAGTTTCACATTCCCAATAATTAGGGTACTCAACAGAACAAAACGCCTCATTGCTTTTCCCTTCTATGCCGTACTCGCTTTTTTCTTCTTTTTTATACGCAGCCCATAAAGCCCGTCTTACATCATCAATATCCATTCTCATTGCCTCGTTAGTTAAAATTCTTTAATAAGCTTTGTCTTTTTTAATAGCTCTCTAAACAACATAGCCTTGTCTGTTCCAGTTAAAAATGAGCCTTCAATCTCTTCAACATGTAGATTCTCGTCTACCCTGTATCTTGAGCTCCTCCAGCTAAATCTAATTACACCTTCTTGCGTGAAATCAATATCATTTATTTGGTTCGCGTATGGTATTGCTGATAAAACAATCTCAAAAATTTGGCTATTATTCACAATCCTATCTCCTTTCTCATATGTTTAATTGCACTCTCTGCTTTCTCAGGGTCGCATTTGTGGGTTAATTGGCGATCTCTTGGAACGTATTCTTTGTAGGCCGCTGTGTTGTGCTGCCATGCGCCTGATTGCTGTTTGCAGCATTTAACGAACTCTACAGAGCTAGGCGGCCAGTCTTCTTTCCATGTATCAAGTCCGTACTTAATCTCGTCACCTGTAAGCCCTGAGAGCTGCTCAGACCATTCCTGAACCGCTAGTTCTTCGATCCCATCAATAAAGCTCGACCACTTGTGACCATAGCGAACCTGAAACTTTTTAAATATTTGAGCTATCCATGCGTGTCTAATCGGTTGGCATTCCGTTTTCTTCAATGTCGCGTCTGGTGATTTCGTCGAGTTTGTTGATAACTCGCGCTGATCTTGTGGTGCTAGGTCGCTGATTTTCTTCATGCTGTTTATCCTTATTTCGTGAATGCCAGTTTCTTACCGCTGCTTTCCAGTCTTTCATCTTAGTTTTACCAACCATCCAGCCGTTTGACTCGTAATGGTTTAAAAACCGTTCTGCAATGACAGTATAGTTTTTCTCTGTGATATAACCTTGGATCTCATCAAGAGAGGGCGGGGTAAATCTTTTTACCCCCTTCTTTTCTTTGTTCTTTTCATTCTTGTTTGTTGTTACTTGTTTGTTATTTGATTGTTGATCGTTTGTTATTTGATTGTTAGTTTGTTTGTTATCTTGCTGGTACGAATCCCAGTTAGTTATTGATATTATTGAATATTTGCTTGTTGATTTGATTGTTAATTCGCTTGTTGATTTTAGCTTGTTTAATGATGTGCGAATTTGCTGTACCGTCATAGGTAATTCACAAGATAGCTTGTTATACGAGGTCACAAACTGGCCTGATTCGATAACAATGCCGCGCCACTTATTGGGCTTGTGATTGGCTTTTAATAGGCAATGCAAATACAGATGAACCATTTTAGAATCATCGTACCATTCCCATTCTATTAGTTTTCTATGGGCTTTCACCCATCCGTTATCCACTTTATTTGCTCCACAAAAAAGGGTTAATATGTTGCTAGCTTTAGACCGGAGCCGAGAACCCCAACTAGCACATATTAACCCTTACTATTCTCGGTTGTTCAGTTTGCTATGGTGGTCTAATCCCAATAACAAAATATCAAGTCCGGTTTCAAGTCGTACCTGATGCCTAATATTATACGCCAGCTCTGATTAATTTCAAGCTGGCGTTTTTATTTCGCCATCGTATGGTTCTGGATATAATTGCCATGCAATAACATCAACTTCAAAATAGCTTTCATGGTAATCATCCCATTCTTCAAAATATAGGCCGTCAGCTTTTATTGACTTTAAAAAGCATATTGCTGTCCTGCGTGGTGGCGGTGTTTGTGTCTTATCGCCTATAACAGTGCATAATAATTTTTCATTAAATGGCGGCTGCTGTTCGATTGTTAATATCCATTCACTCATATTTCTCACCTCGTTATCTAGTCTTTGTTAGGGGTAGGGGTTAGTCGATGTACTCGACACCCTCGTTTTCTTCTTTAAGCTCTTTAATAACTACAGGTTTACACCTAGGGCAATAATCGGTTTCTTCGCTTGGAATATGAATCCAACCTTTTTGTGTAATATCGGTAATATAATCACTACCGTCATACTCATACTCTGTATAACATCCTGCTCCATCGCAATTTATAACTGTCTTAATACTCATCTCTCTTTCTCTCTGTTGGTTGGGGTTAAAGCCCGTTAAGCTCTTCCAGCTTATCGTTAATTACTTTTCTTTCTTCTGGCGCGTAATTGATATTGTCTTTCCATAATCGCCATACTTTATCGATTGTTACCAGAGCATCTACTTGAACACCGTCTTTAAAAACTGCCCAGTTATGCTCATGTTTGGTAAGTTTTTTAATTTCACTCATCTATCCCTTCTCCTGTGTGGTGGTTAGTCTTTAATAACATGTTTATGAAACCAGTAACCGCCAGCAAACATCATAAAGTGACTTATCACCAGTAGAACTACTAATATAAAATGATTAATCAACTCTTCCATCACTCACTCCTTCGTCCTGAGTAGGGCGGGTTGGTAGAGGCATCCAATGGGTAGGATTTATATCAACAGAATAAGAATAATCCCCGTCATCATCAACCACCAGATGGCTAAAAACGCCATTTGCAAACTCAATATCTGACCATCGCTCCGCCCCACACCAAACATCGACAAAAGATCTATCTTCCGGCAATCGATCCTCTACACTCACCCACTGCATATCACGGGTGCGGTTGTAGTGGGCGATTAGTTTAGCTATCAACCTTAGATCAGAGCCCCCGAATGCGTATTGCCATGCGTCACACGGCTTGCCTATCTGGCGGTAATCAATTTCTACCTGCGATAGATTATGCTGAATACGGGTAAATAAATCTTTAATCTCATCATCTGTTATATCCTGCTCACTCATCACTATCACCATGTATAACGTCAATAAAAGAGGGTAGCTCGTCGTTATGCTTCATTTTATAGGCTCTTACATAGGCCGTCATGTGATCAACTAGCCATTGCGGTATGTGACCTACTTCAAGCATCCTTTTGTAATGCTCGAAAGTCTTAGCCTCTACTTTGTCGGTTGTTTGCAAACAGATCACTATGCTATCTCCAATTTATCGCCAGATTTATAAACCTTGATTACATCCATGCCAATAAAACCCGCTGGATGCCATTTTTTTTGAGCCGTCAAAGAAAACAACCGTCTACCCTCTGAAAAATCCGTCATGTAAACAATATGCCTTTCACCGTCGCTGCTAATAAGAGCAATATCACCAGCAACCAGGTCTTGGGATTTTATCTTGTTTTTATCCTCTGGTAATTTAATCATTTCTTACCCTTCCTTTTCTCAACATTGTATTTCTTTATATCCCTGATAAATCCCTCTAATCGAATAGAGCCGGGGTCTGCAATCTCATTATTTAAGAACTTGCGAATCCAGCCTCTGTCCTCACTGGTTATGCGCTCAAGATCGTTTACCTTTAATCCTGTGCCTCGCGCCATACGCTGCGCTTTATCAAACAAAATACCTACTTCATTACTCATCTTTATTTTTCCTTTTCGTTGACTATGTACTATAGTGTAATGACTTTTATAAGAAAGTAAAGAAAATAATTAATTAATTTATTTTGTGTATTATAGTTGACACGGCATAAGGATAGGTCTATATTGATAGCCATAGACAGAGGAGATAAGAAGATGCGAAAAGGACTAATAATACTAATAATCATCATTCTGGCTTATGCAGAGTTTTCAAATGACTATGAGCCAAATCAGGAAATATGCTACAACCTGTATCAAGATGAACGAGTGGAGTGTAAATAATGAGCATAATCAACGCAGAAAGTGATTACGACTCAGGCTACTACATCGATAAAGAGCCGCCAGAAGGTTCAGGTGATGAAGATAGTGAGGTAATGAACCCAGCTGATGCACTAGCAGAAGCAAAGCGGTTAAGAGAGCGTATGGAGCAATGTGCGCTATTGAAAGTACAGGCGAGTTAAGGAGTTAAGAGAATGAATCAAATACTAGACAGCCTCACCTACACGGCATACGAGCATAACCGCAACCTTGGTATGGGTCATCAGGACTTATGCGAGATACTAGGCTTTGCGGATGATAAGGCCGGTCTGTGTGCTGAACAATACGAGTCAGACCTTGTTAAGTTTCGCAGATCATCAGAATTCTTTGCTTATACCTGTAATATCAAAGCAGGTAAGAAGCATTATCAAGTAGCTGAGATTATGGGGCTTGATAGCGATCAGGCTAAGAAGTTTAAAGTTGTTTATAAGGATGATTTGAAATGAAGAGACCAAAAGAATTAACCGCATGGGATTTCCCTGATACACACATGGAGCCTGATGGTTACGACATGAAAACAGTTATTGATCTAACGCCACGTAATTTCGATTTACTGATGGAAAAGCATAATCATCTGGTTGAAGTGGTTGGCAGGCTATGTGAACAGAATAACGCCTTCGTATTTGAAGACTAACCCCTAACCTATAGATAGGAGATAGAAGGATGATTAGACTACCGTTTTTTATATTACCTTTTTTGCCAGATAAAGTGGCAAATAGACAGATATACGCCATCTGGGATCGTAAATCAGACCAGCAAATACTACATTCGTTTGATGACGCAACCGGCTGGATAGATTTAAGCATGGGAATCATGGCATCACCTACAATCGACGATATTGCTCAAGATTGCTATGGCCGCCTTGATAAGTATATTTTACCACAAATGAAGAAGAGAGGCCTGAGTTATGAGCGAATTAATGATTGAAGATAAAGAAACATCAAGAGAAAAGTTTGTATATATGGTCAAGAAGGCCGGTAAAATTTACGCTTCTCCATCGCACGAACAATCACATCCAGATCATATTAGCAGCTCAGCTATTTTGGAATGGCAATGGGATGGAGAATTGTTTTCAATCACAGCAACAGGCAGAAGGGTTGTTTGTAGTGAAGATATGCCGGCATTTCATATCTATAAATAAAAACGCCTGAATCTTGAGCTAGTCAGGAAACAGGCGTATAATTAGTTTTATCGGTGACCTTGCAGGGTCGTCAGAAGTATTTAATGATTGGGTTAATACGATTCCAACTTGTCGATAAGGCAATTATAAATCATATCCCTCTAGTAATACAACTAATCAAGTAAACACTTGAATACTCTGCAAGCCATCTATCCGTTACAGGCGGTTATTGTTTGGCATAAGCGGCTATCTGTTAATAGCTTACTATAAATCAGCTCTTTAGACCGGAGCTACGGAAGAAAACAGATTTAGTGACACGTAGGGGCTTGGCCTAGCAATCAAGGATTGATGAAAGGTTTCTGATAATTGATTTATATTTATGTATTGCTTACAAGGCTGTAGGTAAAAGATAGGGCTAGGTGTCCTACGGTCATTAGATAGATTATGTATTTAATAGGAGAGATAAAGATGGCATATAACGAATACGGTCTAGATGATAGATACTTTAAAGAGCAGCTAAATATTATCATTTCTAACGTAGAGAATTACACCCCAGACGAAATGCATAGAGCACTAAATCGGCTAAGACAGGTAGCAAAGAGACAGATAGGTGATGCTGAATTTAATATAAAGCACAGGCAAGCTAAGCCTTAACCCTTATTTTAATTAACCAGAGGATAGAGAGATGAGCTGTAAAGTATGCGGTAGAAAATTAGAGCTAAGAGATGGCGCTTGTTTTGATTGCGTTGATTTTGAAAGTCTTATCATGGATGGCTGCGATATGTATGACAAACCGCCAAAGCGTGAAATAGACGGGACCGATGGGATTAATATATTGCATCAGATTATGAAGCGATATGGAATATTTAAGGAGACGGAATAATGGAAGATGAAGAAAATAAATTAGCTAGTCTATTTTGGATTGCCGATCATGTTTGTGATGCGCCACCTAAGACGCAAAGAGCTGGCAAATGGTATCAGTTAATTATTGGTATAGGAAACGACCACACGGCATACGTGACAATTGATGATGACGCTTTAAAGGCTCTCTGTGACCGCAACGCTATGGATTTTGATGAGATTGTTTCAAAACGAGCAGCAGTAAAAGCAGAGGATTAACCATCCCCACAAAAGCAGGAGAATATAATGATTTACACAGTAACACAGAGTAAAGACCCAGAAATGTACGAATTCTGGAACGAATACACGGTAGCTAAGATTAAGCGCCCTATGCTCTGCATGGTGGTACATTCAGACTGCCTTGAGCCTAATATTGTAACAACAGTCAAAGAGACTGGCGAAGCTACCGTATTCTTTGAGTTTACCAGCTAAATAATATTACAGGAGAATATAATGAATGATAAAACAGACGTAGAAACAATCAAAACAGGTGAGTTTAGGCAAGTTACTAATGTCGGTAGTGCAATACCAATGCAGTCAAATGGACAGCCTGATTTATTGGCCATGTTCATTCAATCGGGCAATACCGATGTAGAAAGCCTGAAAGAATTAATGGCGCTTAAGAAAGAATACGAAGCCAACGAAGCCAAGAAACAATATGTTGTGGCTATGAATAACTTTCGTAAGGCTTGCCCTGCTGTCACTAAGACAAAATCAGGCCATAACTGCAAGTATGCAGGATTAGCTGAAAGTATTGACCAGATCAAAGATATTATGGCGGACAACGGCATTAGTCACCGATGGACAACTGGTAAAGATAGCGATGGTTATGTGCTTGTTACTTGTATTGTAGCTCATATTGGAGGCCATGAGGAAAGCGTGACATTAACTGGAGAGCCAGATACATCGGGCAGTAAGAACAGTATTCAGGCTGTCGGATCTACAGTGTCCTACCTGCAACGATATACATTATTTGCAGCTCTTGGCCTAGCATCATCTGATGAGGACACAGACGGTCACACAGTTAATCTGGCAGCCCTTCAAGATGCTATCAGAAAGCATTTTGACACCATCGTAGCGGTTAAGCATGGTATTCGCGATAACGACCTATATTCTGCTGGTGAGGCATGGTTTGAGCTGTCACAAGATGAGCAAAAAAGCTTATGGGTCGCACCGACAAAGGGCGGTATATTCACAACAGAAGAACGTCGAATTATGAAAGAAGAACTACGCAAAGCGTACTATGAATCAGGAGATAAAAAATGAGCGCCACAGAAAAAGTAGTAAATGAGATCACGGAATTCAAGCCATTTGAAACAAATATGGAAGAATTCAAAGGCCAATACATCGATATTGTTTATAACTTATTTGATATAGATCAGGAGAAAAAAGCAAAATCTGATAAATTGGCAATTGGCAAGGTAATTAGCGCACTTGATAAAAAGCACAAGGAATTAAAAGCGCCATTAAAGGCCAAAACCGACTTAATCGACCATGAGCGTAAGCGAATTAAAGACGAATTGCTATCAATGCAAGGAGCAATCAAGCACCAGCTAGAACAGCACGAATTTAAAAAAGCTGAACATGACGCAAAGCTTCATAACATGGTTTTAGCAATCAGCTCATTGGGTGAGTTTGGTGATTTTGAGAACCCCGACTCTGATCAATTACGACTATTGGTTGATAAAGCGGAATCTGTTAATGTGGATGATAGCTATGAGCATCGTAAGGCTGATGCAACACTAGCTCAAGTCGATACCGTTAAAAAGCTAAAATTAATGCTTGAACAGCGTGTTAAACATGAAGAAGAACAAGCAGAGCTTGAGCGATTGCGTATTGAAGACGAACAGAGAAAGCAAGCTGAACGAGAAGAACAAATCCGAAAAGAAGCCGCTGAGAATGCCCGTATTGAAGCTGAGAAGGCAGCGCAAAAAGAAATTGAGCAAGCAAAAGCGGCAGAGCGCAAAGCGATTGAAGATGCTGAAAAAGCTGAACTAGCAAAACAGCGTGAACTTGAACAAGCAGCCGAAAACGAAAGAAAGCGGATTGAAGCTGAACAGAAGGCAGAGGCCGAAAAACAAGCAGAAGCCGAGCGTAAAGAAGCCGCTAAAAAGGAAAAGCAGGCTTATCGAGCAAAGATTCACAAAGCAGCTAAAGACTCATTTGTAGATAATGGAATTGACGCGAATGATGCAGTAGAGATTATTAATCTCATTAAAGATGGTAAAATTAAAAGCGTTATCATCGAATATTAGTTCTCCTAGCCGGTTAAGTCCGGCACTCCTGCGAAGCCTTCGGGCTTAGTGTTTGCTGGGGGTACCCACTACCCTCAGCCTTTTTAAGGAATTGATATGATTTACTTAATTGCATGGGATATTGAGACAGATCAAAGAGTATCAGCCAGAGTACCAAAGAGGTCTGATGTGGATTATTTAAAGCAAGCTTTGCCGCACCTTAACCTGATAGAAACTGGCGCGGTATCGTATTGGCTAATGTCTCATGGTTTCCCGAAGTTATCAATGATGCCATTTTTCGATTAACCCCACATAAGGAAAGATGATGGAATGGATAAATGAAAAAACAGAAACGCCAAAGACCGGCATAGATGTTGAAGTAAAAACAGAAGAAGGCAAGGTTGGCGTGGCTAAATACTGGGATTTAACACGTCGATGGTTAACGATGGATAAAACCCTAGGCGCTAATGATGTTGTCATAGAGTGGCGATATTTAGATAAGACCAACTAATGACCCCACAAGACCGAATGAGAGAGTATAACCAGTTAAGATACGCGAGACGGCTGGTTAGCGATAAAGACAAATGGATGCCGGATTTCGAATTAAGGGTACGGATTTATGGTCGAGAATGGGGCGAGACTATCTGGAATTTATGCAGAGCGATTAAGAGAGGTGAGAGATGATTAAACGACAATATTTTTTCACAATAGAAGTTATACCACCATTACGAGCAGAGAGGATAGAGCAAGGAAAAGTAACTATTGTTTCTGGTTTCGTCCATAATCGATCATTCTTTTCAAATCCAGAAAAGACCAAATACCTTGCAATGAAGAAGGTCTGTAAATTAAAAGACTTAGATCTTAATGAGGAGATAATAATCGCAACTGGATTTACAAGGGTATGACCAATAAAACCACAATAGTCGTGAATGGGGTGATATGGACATACTACTAAAAAAAGCTAATGGCGCTCTATACCCTGCTGATGATGAGTCAGGTAAATATCTGTTTCAATGCAAAGAGGGCGTGATACTAAAGGCCAGTATATCAAAGCCGCGTAATATCCAGTTTCATCGGAAATATTGGGCTTTGATTAATTATGCTTATGACTGCTGGAATCCTGAGATACCGGAAAAATGGCAGGGGGTCGAGATAGAGAAAAACCGCGATACATTCAGAAAGAATATACAAATCATGGCTGGCTATGGGTTCCCTGTGGTCAATCTCAAGAACGAGATTAGATATGAGAGCAAATCTATCAGTTTTGGAAGTATGAGCGAGGAAGAATTTGATAAACTATATAACGCGGCAATCAATGTGCTGCTGAAAATGGTGTTTAAGAATTACACGCGCGGTGATATTGACCATGTAGTAGAAGAATTATTGAGGTTCGCGTGATATAATATATTTCTCAGGCTAGGTTTAGCGACCGAAAAGGGTGACACAGTATCACCTCTGCCGCTTCAATAATTACTGATAACCATACTGAGGTTAATATGCTTACTCAAAACCGACTCAAAGAGCTACTTCACTACGATCCAGAAACTGGGATATTTACTTGGATAAAGCCAAACGCAAATAGAATAAAAGCAGGGAGCGCAGCCGGTCATCTAGACTCTGTAGGTTATTTGCGCCTAACTATTGACTATAAATCTGAAAGATTGCATAGATTGGCTTGTTTATATATGACCGGAAGATTGCCTCCTGTTCACGCGGATCACATCAATGGCATTAAAACAGATAATCGATGGATAAATTTAAGATCGGTAAGCAAGGAAATAAACGCAAAGAATAAATGCATTAGATCAGATAATAATTCTGGTGTGACAGGGGTTTACTGGAGAAGAGACAGAAACAAGTGGGCGGTTCAGGTCAGAGTAAATAGAAAAACAAAAACAATAGGTTCATTTTCAAGTTTTGATGATGCGGTTATTGCTAGAAAAACAGCAGAAGAAGAGTGTGGATATCACAAGAATCATGGACGGCCAGCGTGAACGGAAGAAAACCCAACAAAGCGGAACGCGAGTGGTTAGATAAAATCTGCGAATCAGGGTGTTGCGTATGTGCTAATGAATTTGCGATCTATTCGCCAGCAGAGCCACATCACATGGATGGCTGTCGTAAGCCTGACTGTCACTTTAAAACGATTCCTCTTTGCCCGAATCACCACAGGAATGGTGGCTATGGTGTCGCATTACACGCAGGCAGGGCGCAATGGGAAAAACTATACGGTACTCAGGCTGAACTATTAAAACAAGTACAGGAGCTAATTAATGCCTAAATACGCAGCACGAATAGACGCAAATCAACCGGACATCGTTAAATCATTTAGAAAATTAGGTTGTAGCGTGGCGCATATCCACATGGTAGGGGATGGAATACCAGATATTATCGTAGGGTTTCAAGGCAATAATTATTTAATCGAAATTAAAGACGGATCAAAACCACCATCAAAACGCAAACTTACCGATGATGAGCAAGAATGGCATGATAACTGGCTAGGATCTGTCCATATAATCGAAAGCATATCTGATGTACACAACTTCCTAATTGCTGTATCTAATAGCTAGAAGGCCCGCAAGAACCCCAAAACCTCACCATAGAAGACCTTAGAGATATTGCTGGGTGGTATGGGGAGAGGGTTAAAGCTTTAGCCATGTAGACAAAGACAATCCGAGAGTTTTAATAGGCATCAAGCAGATAGAATAGTCATCCATGACCTCAGAGATGTAGGGGCATTATAAAATAATACTAAGCTTTATAGCCCGTCAGATAAGCAACAACTGCCTGCGCTTTCATTGTTTTGGGGTAGCCAGTATCTGCTGATGTATTAACATATAGCTCTATCTCTGTTCCTGCGGCAATAAAATTATCATAAGTTGCATCAGGGTCAAACCACGCGCCCCATTGTTTCTCGGCATCGGTAGTAGCTTGAATTATAGATATGTTATCGCCTCTAATTGTAGATGTTGATACGTCCCTAATTGCAGGGTACACGGTTTGACCTGCAATAACGGCGGCGCTTAATGAGACCTTGCCGCCAACCAAATAACAGTCGTAAGGCACTACATAGGTAGCTGTCAATGCCCCAGTACCGGCTATTGATTCGTCCCATCTTAAAACTTCATATTCAACAGGTTGAACTCTTCCGTTATCAACAGACTCCCTATGTAATTGAAGTTTGCCTGTTTCTGTAATTGTGTTAGACAGGTAGCTTCCGCCATAGCGAATATGACCATCGCGACTTCCATTATTCTTAGGTTGTAGCACGTCAAATGTGCCGCTTGAAATAGTTGTGCCTGTTAGCTTAATATCATCAACATGTACATTTGCCCCCTCTGATCTAACCATCGAGAAATTAAGACCACCTGATGATCCAGCCTTAATAGTGCAATTATGTAACTCTAGACCGTTAATCTTACAATTAGCACCTGTGCCTATTACATTTATCATCGGGTTAGTATCTGTCGATGCCCCAGAGTCATAGCTCTCTATTCTGATATTGTTAGCTTGGTAATTAGCGGGCCCAACAATACGCATTAATGTTCCATTATTAGCCTGATTGAACGATAGAAATTCTATATTTTCTAAATAGCCACCAATTTGTTGAACTAAATCCATAGCGGCCACATTGCTGTCTCTGACTGTTCCAAAAATAGTAACATCTGATATTTTACCCCTAACACCACCGGCAGATTCACCGTCTTGCATCATCTGGATAACTTGTCCTGTGTTTTGAACAGAATAGATTCCTTGTATATCATAACCCCATACGGGGCAGGCATCAGAAGAACTAGCAGAGGAATCATAACCAAATCCTTTATTTATCTTCTCGAACCGAACATCTCTTAGCTTAAACTGACCTATACCAACCTGTTCGCCTCCGGCTGTCTTTTTAACATACCGGATCGCTACCGCATTAGTAGCTGTTGATGCTTGTTGGTTTGTGTACTGCAAGATAACATTGTTTATTTCAAAAAATGTGGCTGGCGCTTGATAAGAGAATATATAAGTATTATTAGTACCCTGTTCAATGATTGCGTTTCCTCGACCTAGTGTTCTAATCCTTCTCTCGCCTGCTAAGTCTGCTCTGGTTGGTACGGTAATCCCTGTCTCGATATAGGTAGTGCCATCAGGAAACAGTACATCACCGCCAGCGGTTACAGCGGTATAAGCTAATTGTGCAGCCGTGCTATCGTCTGTAGTTCCGTCAACAACTGCACCAAACCATCTAATATCCATGCCCAATCCGACATTATAACCCCCGTCAACCCTAACCCAAGCCGCAGACCCATCACCCCCAGTAGGGATAAACTGAGTGCCACAGTAGGAGCCGCCATTGTCTGAGTAAGTGGCAGGGGCTGCTCCGGTTACGGCTTTGAATAGTCCACCGTCTGAGCTTTCGACAAACATGGTTTTGCCAGCTACGGGGGTGATTAAAGCAGCGGCTGTTTTGTCCGTTTTAGAATAACCCCCGATAGCTTTACTAAGCTGGCCTAAGTCGCCTGAGCTTAAAGTCTGCCCTGAGTCCGTGATAGCTTGCTGTATCTCACTAGGTATCTCGTTGAAGTCAGAAGGCTCTAATGTGTTACCATCTACATAATCGTTTAAATCTTTCATTTGTTAGCCTCTTAATACCATAGCGTGTAATACATGTCCCGCGCTGGTTACATTTGAACCAGATGATGTTCCTGTCATTTTTAAAACAAGCGTTCCAGCAGTTAATGCTTTTATTGAGCCATTGATTCGCCCACTGTAGGCAGCAGAAGAAAGAACAGGCACATCATCACCTAGAAGCGACGAACCTGATACGGTTGGGCCATAAAATTCAATCGTCGCCGTTCCTGATGATTTTGAGCACTCAATGGCAACATTACCACCAGCACCGCCTTTAGTACCAGATGAGTATCCCTGAATAAGCACAATATCATTTTCTTTAACATTTATACTGCCTAACGTTACTAATGTTACTGGCGCTGTTGTTATATCTGCTGAACCAGAGTTCCCGCTTGTTGCAGTTATATTTGGATTGTATGGATTTATTAGCTCCCAAACATCATTACTTGAATTATATTTAAGTTGTAATTCGTGGCCTGCTCCAAATATATCGCCAATTATCAGCGCCTGATTGCCGTTTTTAACAATCGTCTTAGCCGTTAATCCATCAGGTGCAAAGGTAGGATTAGTGACCGTATTCGCACCACTAGCCCGAATAGTTACCATTGTTTCATCATTTAATGATTGTA